GGCGTATATGAACAGCGATCAGATTGTGCTGAACCCTAGCGCGAGTGCAGTGCCATCAGGCATCGGTGACATGGTGTTTCAGCTTACGTCAGATACATCACTTGTAATTAAAGTCAAAGGGTCGGACGGTACTGTTCGCTCGTCTACGATCACACTCGCTTAAGGATAGACTATGAGCATCCAATCTAATTTCCCCGCCATTGCGCCATCGCTAAATCTGAACTTCGCTCAGTCTAAAGTATTAGACCCCCGCATCACATTCACCCGTGCCTCGACTGCAACCGTATACGACGGAAAAACAGTTTCGAAGGCTGAGGAGAATTTGCTAACGTACAGTCAAGAGTTTAATAATGCTGCTTGGTCAAAGGGTGCGGCAAGCATTAGTGCAAACTCAACTACATCGCCAGACGGGACAACGACCGCAGACACTCTTTTACCTAACGCTGGGTCAACCTCTTCTTGGGTAGGGCAAGCCCCCGCCATTACTGCAACTAATACTGTTGCTTATGTTGATCTAACAACAGGTGCAGTTAATGCGGTGGTTAGCGCATTTGACACAATTACTGTTGTAGAAACTCCTGTAGGAAGCGGGTGGTGGAGGATTGCTGGAACCAGAAGCGGGTATACGCTCTCTGTATTTGCAAAGAATGCGGGCTACAACTTTGTTGCGCTTCAGCTAAACACAAACACGGCTCGTTTTTATGCTGCTGACTCATCCAGCGCATTAAGCTCAGCAGATGGCACATCCGGTGTTTATCTCTGGGGCGCACAGCTAGAACAACGCTCCTCCGTCACCGCCTACACACCCACGACCACCCAACCCATCACCAACTACATCCCAGTACTGCAAACGGCAGCGGCTAACGTGGCTCGATTCCAGCACAGCCCGACGACTTTCGAGAGCCAAGGGTTCTTTGTGGAGGAGCAGCGAAGCAACCTTCTGACGTATTCTGAGGATTTTGCGAATGCGGCTTGGACGAAAGTTCGTGGAGCTATTGCGTCCAATGTAATTGTCGCTCCTGATGGAACACTTACGGGTGATTTAGGATACGAAGATACATCAACAAACACTCACAATCCTGCGCTTCAAGATGTGACAATTACTGCCAATGCCACTTACACGACGAGTATGTATTTTAAGGCGCAAGGAAGGTTTAGAGGCTCGCTGCAGTTTAGCTCAATTGATAGCGCAAATTACGTTGCTGCTGATTTCAACCTGACCACAGGAACGGTTGCGACCTCATCATTGGGTACAGGGTCAGGTGCTGCGGCAACAATTACACCTGTAGGAAATAGTTGGTATAGGGTCACGATTACTGGGGCAATCGGCAGCAGCTTGACTGCAGGACGAGTTATTCTGCGTCTTGCCGATGCGTCTGGAAATATTGGCTACACCGGAGACGGCTACTCCGGCATCTACATCTGGGGCGCACAACTCGAAGCAGGCACATTCCCCACGAGCTACATCAAAACGGAAGCAAGCCAAGTCACGAGGTCGGCAGATGCTGCGAGTATGACGGGGGCGAATTTTAGTAGTTGGTATCGGGCGGATGAGGGGACGTTGTATGCGGAATTTATTCAACCGTATCCAGTTTCTAGTCACATAATGTCTGCAAATGACAGCACTACGGGAAACAGAATTTCACTCAGGAACTCTGGGACTATTCCTGATTTTCTCATTCAGACAAATACCTCAACCCAGGCTCAACTTAGTGTTTCAACGGTAGTGGCAAACGTGCCATGTAAATCTATTGGCGCATACAAGTACAACGATGCTAGCTTTGCTGCAAATAGTGTACTTAGTACACAAGACGCCACAGTTGTTTTACCTACCGTTAACCAGCTATCGATTGGAAGCATAGTTGGGACAGCGTATTTGAACGGCACTATCAAGAAACTCGCCTTTTATAGCAAGCGTCTCACCAACGCCCAACTGCAAGCCCTGACCAGCTAAGGAACAACCATGTGGATTGACATGTATCTGAAATTCGCTGACGAAGCCGAAAGCCTCGCCGTTCTCTACACCACTCACCCCGCTGAACTCGATGATGACGGCAACGTAATCTCCGAGGAATACACGACTCCTAACTACATGAACATCGATGTGCTTGGCGTTCTGTACGAGGAGCAACCGATTCCTGACCCTGAGAACCCACCGACACCGATTCCGCTCCCAGGCTGGCATGTGAACGTGCGAGTGCTGGCGAATGAAGACCCGACAACGCTGGAACCGTTTGCGGTTGTTCCGACTCACCCACGACGGGTGTGGGCATAAATAAAGGATTTCCATCATGCCATCAACCTTCTCACCATCACTGCGCATCGAACTCATTGGAACGGGGGAGAAGTCAGGAACTTGGGGGGTAGCGACGAACAACAACCTCGGTGATTTGCTTGAACAGGCAATTGTGGGTTCAACCACGGTCAATATCACGGCAGGTAATGTCACGCTCACTGCACTTAACGGCGTCACGGATCAGTCTCGCAGTGTGGTGCTGTTTGTCACAGGCACCCCGGGGGTAGCAAGAAATATTGTCATCCCCAACGTCAAGAAGAACTACACCGTCAAGAATACCTCTGACAGTACAGCGAACATCAAGACGGCAGCGGGCGTGGCGTTTGCAGTACCTAGCCTTTCTGAGGCGTACATTTACTGTGATGGTAACGACGCCATTACAGGTCGGGTGATTACAGACGGTGCCAATACGATTCTGTCCAACCCCACGCCTTACAACTCCCCGGCATTTACCGGTATACCCACGGCACCCACCGCACCGATTGCCACTAACAATACACAGATTGCGACAACGGCGTTTGTGCGTTCCATCCTCCCGGCTGGTGTCATCATGATGTGGTCGGGGTCGATTGCGTCTATCCCTGCTGGCTGGCTGTTGTGTGATGGTACGGGCGGCACTCCTGATCTACGCGATCGGTTCATTGTCGGTGCAGGTTCCACCTATGCGGTGGGTGATACGGGAGGTGCAAATTCGGTGACGCTCACCGAAGCCCAGATGCCAAGTCATATTCATACGGGTACGACAAACAACTCGGATGCACCGCACACCCATGCGTTCACTTCAGGTATCCAAAGCGCAGACCATACGCATAGTGGCACGACCGCTGCGGTTAACATCGACCACACCCACACGGGCACGACGGGCACCGAGAGCGTAGGACACACCCACACGGGCAGCGGTACGACATCCTCGACCAGCATCGACCATAGCCACAACGGCAGCGGTACGACAAGTCTTGAGAGCGCCGATCACAGCCATAGCGGCACGACTGGTAGCGAGAACCAGAACCACACGCACGGGGTAGCGGGTAACACAGGCGGGCAAAGTGCCAACCACCAGCACACAGGTACAACCGGTGCAGATGGTAACCACTTACACCAGTTGTATTCTGATGACTTGACAGGTGCTGGTGGTGGGGGTAACCCAGATGGTTACTTTGTTTCGTCTGGCGGTGTTCGTACTGGAGAAACGACGGCGGCGGGTAGCCACACCCACTCATTTACCACTGGGTTCGTCAGCTCTGACCACAGCCACTATTTCTCGGTGACCTCTGCGGGCATCAGCAACAACCACCAACACGCATTCTCCACCGGTGGGGTCAGCGCTAACCATAGCCACACGTACAGTTTCACAACTGGTGGGATGACGTCCAACGTGTCGCATACGCACACCTACAGTTTCACGACGGGTAATGTCAGTGCGAACCACACCCACAGCATCACAACGGGTGGGATGAACTCCAACGCCTCGCACTCTCACTCCATCACTACAGGTGTGCAAAGCGCTGACCATACGCACTCGGGTACGACAAACTCTGCCAGTATCGACCACAACCATACGTTTGGTACCGCAGCAACCGGCGGGGGCCTCGCTCATGAGAACCGTCCTCCTTACTACGCCTTGGCATACATCCAGAAAACTTGAGGTGTGAGATGATCCTACCCCTGCTAGCTCCCATTCTTGCCACCCTCGCCGCCAACGGCTTGGGTATTGTTGCTGATGCCGTCACGAAGAAAGGCAAAGAGTTTGTCGAGGAAAAGCTGGGTGTCGAACTACACCCGAACCTAAGTGACCACGATATTGAACAGTTAAAACTCGCAGCGAAAGAGCATGAGAAAGAGTTGATTGCCATGGCTTACGGTGATGTGGCAAATGCCCGTCAGATGCAGGTTGCTGCGCTGCAGCAGGACGACTTGTTCAGTAAGCGGTTCATTTACGTGTTTGCTACCTTCTGGTCGTTGTTTGCTGCCGGGTACATCGCTTTCATCACGTTTGGCACGATCCCAGCAGACAATCAACGGTTTGCGGACACCATATTAGGGTTTTTACTAGGTACCGTAGTCGCCACGATCTTGCAGTTCTTTTTTGGATCCAGCATGGGCAGTAAAGAGAAGGACAAGCGATGAAGGACAACTGGAAGCGTTCGTTTGAGTTGATGCTGAAGTCGGAAGGGGGTTACATATCGCACCCTCAAGATCCGGGTGGGCGCACCAATCTTGGCGTGACACAACGTGTCTGGGAGCAGTGGGTGGGGCGTGAGTCCAACGAGAAAGAGATGCGCAGTCTGACCCCAGCCATGGTGGAACCACTCTACAAACGCAAGTACTGGGATGTGTGCCGGTGTGATGATCTGCCTGAAGGGTTGGACTATCTGGTCTTTGATTTTGCTGTCAACGCTGGCCCGGGGCGGTCAATTAAGATTCTGCAAACCGCAGTGGGCACCACGCCTGATGGGGTAATTGGCCCCAAGACCTTGGCGGCTGTCCGTGCGATTGACCCACATGAGTTGATTGAGAAGTTTTCCGTTGCCAAAACGGAGTTCTATGAGTCGTTACCGACATTCCCGACGTTTGGACGGGGCTGGCTAAACCGGGTTGCAGACGTTAAAGTGAAAGCCTCGAATATGCTGGCGTAAAGGGTTGCTATGACCATCATTAAGCTTGGGATCAAAAGTGGAATTTACCGTGAAGGGACAAATTACAGCGCCGAGGGTCAGTGGTTCGACGGTGACAAGATCCGTTTTCGTTCTGGCAACGCTGAAAAAATTGGCGGTTGGCAACGGCTGTCAAACAACACATTCCTTGGCACGTGCAGGTCACTCATCAACTGGTCAACACTCAAGGGCGATAACTACGTAGGGCTTGGCACCAACCTCAAGTATTACATCGAGGAAGGCGGCGCATATATCGACGTCACCCCGATTCGCAAGACCGTCAATCCTATGCTGGGGCCACAACCCCCTGCAACTGGTAACCCATTCTCTACGGCGTACACCACGTTGTCTGCCGACATTGATGCCACACAAAACACGATCCCTTTAACCGACGTATCGTCGTTCCCGCCCACAGGTGGGGTGATCAGAATTGGTGCGGAAGAGATCATCTATACCGATATTGTTGGTAGTAATCTTATCGGTGCGGTGCGTGGGTATAACGGCACAAACCCCGCCTCCCATTCAGCGCTTGACCCTGTAGCTTGCTCTACGATTATTGTGACTGACGTAAACCACGGTGCGATTGAAAATGACTTTGTGACATTCTCTGGGGCGACAGCGTTTGATGCGTTGACAGTAGGTGATTTGAACCGAGAGCATCAGGTTTTTCACTACATTGACACCCTGAGATACAGCATCAACATCGAAGGCGTGTTCTCTACTGCGGCGGTATCCGGCGGCGGTGCGGCAGCAATTGCGGCTTACCAAGTCACAACAGGACTGGACATTTACATCATCGGTCTTGGGTGGGGTGCAGACCCTTGGGGTTCAGGCGGCTGGGGGCTGCCGGGTTCGTTCGGGGTGGGGCAGCAGTTGCGTTTGTGGACTGCGGATAACTACGGTGAAGACTTGGTATTTAACCAGCGCCAAGGGCCGATTTTCTACTGGGATGCCACATTCGGTGTGACATCTCGGGCGGTGTATTTGAGCGATCTGTCGACCGCTGACGGGGGTATTCTGGAGCGTATGTTCCGACTTCAACCAACCAGATTGTTGTGTCGCCTACCGAGCGGTTTGTGATTGCAATGGGTTCCAACCCATACACACCGGGCACCCCCAACACAGATTTCGATCCAATGATTGTGCGTTGGTCGGATCAGGACAATCCGTTTGAATGGGTACCTGCGGTTACAAACCAGTCTGGTGAGTTTCGTCTCTCGCACGGTTCATACATTGTTGGCTCGATTGCCACCCGGCAGGAAATTCTGATCTGGACAGACTCCGCGCTCTACTCCATGCAGTACCTCGGGCCACCCTACGTCTGGGGCTTTAATATCCTTGCCGAGAACATCTCGGTAATGTCACCCAACGCCATGATCACGGTGAACAACGTGACGTACTGGATGGGTAAGGACAAGTTCTACATGTACTCCGGGCGGGTGGAAACGCTGCCTTGTGCGCTGCGCCAATACATCTTTGCAGATATCAACAAAGACCAAGGCTATCAGGTGTTTGCGGGTACCAATGAAGGGTACAACGAGATTTGGTGGTTCTACTGTTCTGGTAACTCCACGCTGGTGGATAAGTATGTGATCTATAACTACCAAGAGAACGTCTGGTACTACGGGAGCATGGCACGTACCGCATGGCTGGATTCCGGAACTCGGGAATACCCGATGGCAACCGACTACAACAACCGGATCATTTATCACGAATTAGGTACGGACGATAATTCTGGGCTGTCAGCAGAACCGATTTACGCCTATGTGCAGTCTGCTGATTTCGATATCGGTGATGGCGACAAGTTTGCGTTTGTCTGGCGTATCCTGCCTGACATCAACTTTACTGGGTCGTTTGTGGATAACCCCTCGGTGACCATGACACTCAAACCCCGGCGCAATGCGGGCGCACCTTACAGCCCTGCGGACATTCCGGTGGTGCAGAGTGAAGACGACTACCGCACCGTCAGGCAGTACACTATCCAGCAGTTCAATGGGCAGGTGTACACAAGACTGCGTGGGCGGCAGATGGCGTTGCGGGTTGAGTCGTCCGATCTCGGTGTGGCGTGGCAATTGGGTGCGGTCAGGGCCGACCTCAAAAATGACGGATCGAGATAGTCATGCCACGCCTCATACCAACAGTCGCACCAAACCTACTGCTTGCCCCGGCAGAGTACCGGGCGCAGTACCACGAGCAGATGAACAATGCGTTGCGTCTGTATTTTTCACGTATTGATGCTGAGTCCTCCACACTCAATGGCCCACTCGGTGCCGCCTATTTAAACTCCCCGCATGTTGCAGCCTCAGATTCCACGGATCAGTACGCCACCGCCGATGACACCCCCACACTGGTGCAGTGGAACACGTTGGAGTCTAGGGCAGGGTTTACCCTTAACCCGGATAGTAGTGCCACAGTGCCGATTTCAGGTCGGTTCAAGATCGACTATAGCTTGCAGTTTGTGAACACCGATAACATCTCGCACGATGTGTTTGTTTGGCTGCAAGTTAACGGTGGGCCTCTGGCAAATTCGACTAGTCGGTTCTCACTCCCCGCCCGTAAATCTACTGGCGCACCAAGCTATCTGGTCGCCTACTCGTCCGTGCTGTTTAATGCTGCTGGTGGGGATACAGTCAAGCTCTGGTGGGCGACAGAAAAGGCCTACAACCCCACAGGCCCGATAGACGGGGTGTATATGGAACATCTTGCTGAACAGCTTCTACCCTACCCCAGACCAGCCAACCCGTCAGCTATCGGCAGTATTGTCTTTGTTTCATGTCCGTGCGAGATATAAAGCGATGCGAACTCATTGCTGCGAGTACACCAAAATGTTACGATTAAACAACCTCCTAGCCGTGAGGCACCTATGAGTATTACAAAAGCCGCCGAACTCGTCCGAGCACATGGCCGAGGAAATGATTCCCAATTGATGCACGTTACACCGGGGGAACTTCAGTCCCTCCAGACTATTGCTCGTGCCAAAGGCGGGGCGTTGACGATCAACCCAAATACCGGGTTACCTGAAGCGGGGTTCCTCGAAGATGTCCTTCCTACAGTGGTTGGTATTGGCGTTGGCGCTCTTACTGGTGGTGCTGCTGCACCTTTCATTGGCGCTGCTGTTGCTGGA